CATTAACAGCTGAACTTGTTGCCGTTAATAAAGCTAATTCATTTCCGTTAGTATCTAAAATTGAAGTTCCAATTTTAGGTGCTGTTAAAGTTTTATTTGTTAAAGTCTGTGTTCCAGCAGTAGTAACATTACCATTTGGTAAAGTGTAAATGTCTGGATTAGTTCCATCGTTTGCAGTTGCAAATACAACAGCATCACCTTTGTCAGTTGCTGAGAAAGTAAATGAATCTCCTGATCCAGATGTATATTTAAATTGTACTGTGTATGCACCTGATGTTGAATTTCTTAAATAATAAAAAGTTTGAACATCTAATGGAATAGTTACGATTTGGTTTCCTGTAATTGAACCTGTGAATTCAATCATTCTATGAGATAGAACTGCTCCAGTTGATCCATCAGATACAGATAAAGCTGTAGTCTGTGCACCGCCTGCTATTGATTGAGCAGAAAATCCACCAACGATTTGTTCAAAAATTTGTAAATTTGTATTAGTTTTCGTTCCCCATGTTCCAGCGTTTTCGCCAGTTGCTTGAAGTTCTACCCCTAAAGGTGTGTATGTTGAAGCCATTTTTTATCTCCTAATTTTGCTTATACTTAAGCAACATCTGTATAGCTCGTATTAGAACCTGTGTCAACACTTTGATATGCTTGAATTCCAAAGCCTGAAGCGGTTCCAAAAGCTGCTACATTTGACGTTGCTAATTGTCCTGTTAACGTTAAATCTAAACTTGTAACAATAGTTGTTGACCCTACATTAAACGTTGCAGACAATCCAGTCAAGCCCATAACGTCAGCAGGTGCTAAAGAACCTGCATTAGAAGTCATTGATATTCCAGTTGGTGTTACTATAGGATTTGAATTTTCATCCGTTCCACCTAAAGAAACAGTCGCAGAAAGACCAGTTAAACCTACTACATCTGCAGGACTTAATGATCCAACAGAAGAAGTTGCAGATTGACCTGTAGGTAACATTACATCAGCTGCATCCGGAGATCCAAGTGAAATAGTTGCAGAAATTCCTGTTAGTCCTATTACATCTGCAGGAGCTATTGATCCAACAGAAGAAGTTGTAGAAATTCCTGTTAAGCCCATTACATCCGCAGGAGCTATTGATCCAACAGAAGAAGTAGCTGATATACCTGTTAATTCTGCTGATACATCATTTGCTTGTCCCCAAGCTTCTTCACCCCAACCATCATGACCCCAACCAATTTCATTGTAAGCTTCTAATGTTCCGAGAGATGTAGTTAATTCAAATCCTGAAAGATCTACTCTGGTATCACCAACTTGTCCCCATTCACCTTCATCCCAAAATCTACCACCCCAACCTTTTTCGTTAAAAGATTCTACGCTTCCAACAGAAGACGTCATTGATAAACCTGTTAAAGTAAATACCGGGTTGTTACTGTCTCCCCAAGCTTCTGAGTTCCAAGTATTTCTACCCCAACCATTTGTTGTATAAGATAATAATCCATCTGCGTTTACTGAAACAGTTGCAGATACACCAGTTAATTCTACAGTGTTGTCATTTACTGCGCCCCACTCACCAACACTCCAACCTGTTCCACCCCAACCTGTTAAGTTGAACGCAGTTAAGTCTCCTGTAGTTGAAGTAGCTGAAACACCACCAACTTCTATTGTTACAGTTGTTGATTGCCAGGAGTTATCTCCCCAAGAATTTGTTCCCCAGGTAGAAGCCATAGGTTAGGCCTCCTTACGCTATTCTGATGATCGCGTTTGATGCGTCTGCTGCTGGAAATTGAATTGTAAAAGTTCCACTAGTTACAGTTTTATCTGCACCAAAATCAATTGCACAAACTGATGGATCACCACTTGCCGTGTCATTGAAAATTAAACATCCTCTTGCTGTGAAAGAAGCAGATGTAAAACTTGTATCTGCGAAATCACAAACTGCTGTGTCTGTAGATAAAACAGGAGTAACACTTGTAAGCGCGTTTCCTTTAGTAGTGTAACCATTTCCGTTTGCTACTTCATTAGACGAAGTATATGCAGTCGTAGATTTATTTAACGTTGCAGAACTTGTGTACAATGCTAAGTTAAATGTGTTCCCACTTGATGCAGTGAAATTGTGAACGCCTGTTAAAATTTCAGTTTTGAAAGTATTACATATTGCCGATGTTATTGCCATAATTTATCTCCTAATTTTTACGGTGACGTAGAAGGTATAGTTATTCTAACAGTCCCATCCGTGTAATCATCACGTTTACGTCTGCCAAGTTGTTCCATACCAAACTTGTCTAGTTCTTCTTTATACTTTTTCTCGTATAGTGTCAACATATCTAATGGGCCTTTTAAAAAACTAAAAGCTTCTACTAGACACGCATATAATAGACCATTACCAAAATATTGACTTATATAGGTAGTAGTATTTGACCCCGATAAACCGTCAGGGATGGCCTGATAATGTATTTTAAAGGTAAACGTAGTACTAGGTGCCGGAGCTATCATTAAACGGCCTGAAGTCGTGTCTGAGACGCCTGTAGCACCACCAAACATAGCATAATATTTAGGTGTTCCTGTTGCTGTTTCAGCAGGAATATATTCTTGTAGATAAGTTTCATCTTTTTTTTCTAACCAACTATTTGCTCCAGTAGCAACTGATGTTGAAGTATAAACTTGTACACCTTTAACAAAAGTAGTTTTTGCTGGAACGTTAATTGTTGTTTGTCCTGTAACTAAATTACCAATAGATTGTTTTTTATATGCATCAATAGGTATATCTCTAAAAATTTTCATTTCAGCATTTTCAATAAACTGATTTGTAATTGTAGCTGTTAAAACATTAGTATCTACTTCTGTGTAGTTTTGAATTGCTGTTGTTAATGTTGCGTATGTAAATCCTGCCATAATTAAGCTCTATCATTTATTGGTCCAATTGTACACTGGAAACCACCTCCTGTTTCAGTGCTAGTAGAAGCGTTTACTAATGTAACGTTTATACCATCAAACTGAGTAAGAGTAGCTGGTTGTCCTGTATATGGAACAGATGTAGTATTTAAAGATACTACTTTATAAGAACCAAAAACTTTTGCATCATCAGCGTGAGAAGTAGCTGTTGTTTTAGCTGGAGATGAACCTCTAAAAGGTGCGCTAGTTCCTCTTGTACATCCAGTTAATTGATTTGTAGATTTACCTGTATATTGAATAACTTCATTTACAAATAAACCTGAAGTCGAATCTACTTTTTCAATCATTATAAAACCACTTGTTGGAAACTCTGATGCATCAGTTAAATCAATAGAAGTTGCAGAATTAGTTATTGCTCCATTTAAAGTTGTAGACATTTGTAAAGTAGTTATGGCAACTCCACCAACTGGACTTTTTACATTTTGAAATCTAACATGATCATTTACAGAAATATCACCATCAGGAAAATTAATTTTTAATGTTGTATTTGCAGATGTTACAAATGGATTAGTAGGTAAAAAATCCGTTGTTGGAAACTCTGTTCTTGCAGGTCTAGCTTGTGGTAAACCTTGAGGATCAGATCCTACAGGTTTTGGTTGTAGTTGAGGTTGTTTAGGTTCATATTCTGAAATATGAACTCTAGAACCATTCCATTCAACAACCATTTCTGTATATGGAAAAGCCATCCCTGATCTATCTGATATGAACTGGGAATATTTACCTTTTGAAAAATTTGTCATTATGTGCCTGGATAATAAGTTTTAGGTGTTATAAAGGAACTAGAAGAAGAACCATCTTCAGCTAATGCTCTTTGTAATTCATCTTCATACATTAACTTCATGTTTTGAGTTAATTCAGGTTTGAATTTTTGTGATAAATAATAAGCTAATCCTGATGCCATACATGGAACAAATCTATAAGGAATATCTGTAGCGTTTGTATAGTCACCTACATCTTGTATTCTTTTTACATAATAATAATTAATTGTATTACCTGCTTCTGAACTTCCAGGAGTTAGATATAAAGTGACTGTAACTTTATCAATAAATCTTTGAACAAAATATTGTGTTGGAGTTCCTTCAGAAGTTTTATTTGAAAGACCTTGATATGTAGATCTGTTTATTTTTGTAAGAGGTGAATCAACACTTGAAGAGTTTCTATAAACAGCTTCTAATACATCGTCAACACCATACACAGCTGTAGCATCTGAAGTTCCATCAGACGTAGCTCTATACATTGTATATTCTGCTTGACCATCAACTAATGTAATTGAATTGTTTGCTACTTCCCAATAGTGAAGACCTCTATTACCCCACTCTTGAAACATTATATTAAGCGAACGCCTTGCCATACGTAACTGATTACCAGATACGCCTTGCATTCCTATTCGTTCGTAAGCTTCTTCTATTATCTCATCAATAGCAAAAGTTTTGTCGAACGTTGCTGTTCCCGAAGTGGTGTTTGCCATTTAAACTCCTTAGCCAGTATATCCGATAGTAACAGATGTTGTATTTGTTAAATCTAAATATATACCAGTTCTACATCTAATACCGCTTCCTGGGACATAAATGTCTAGTCCTTCAGTTCCGCAATTACCTTCGAATACTAAAGCACCTGTTGCATCTGTTCCATCATATAGTTTGATATTACTATCAGCCACTCCTTCAACTTGAATATAAGTTATTCTAGCTGGTCCAATATATGAACCTGAAGCGTTTGTTGCTCTACCAAATCTACCGTCAGAAGTTCTTGTAGAAAACTGTTGGTCTGATGTTGCCATATTTTATCTCCTAATTAATTTTAAGTATGGGGCCGAAGCCCCACACTAATTACTTATTACGCGTCTGCGTATGGTGTTACTATTGTACCTGATCCAAGCAATAAAGAATTGTGAACCATATACGTAGCTGTATCAATCGCTGTGATTGATACGACGCTACCAACGATTCCACCTTTTGTAGAACCATTCATAGTTATAACATCGTTAGATGCACCTGGTATGAAAGCTTTTTTAGAGCCATCATCTACAGCTATTATGATACCGCCTTTAAATTTGTCAGTACCATCTGTTAAGATGTCCATATCAGTTGCAGCTGTTTCCACATAAAAGTGAAAAGTTGCACCAATGTTGTTTAAGTTATTGAAGTCAGTATCACCTGCAGTAGCACCATTAGCATTTACATTGATACTCGGTAAAGTAAATTTACCATCAGCGTCATTGCAAAGTAAGATCTTACCTGCGTGTGTAGCAACCGTCAAAGTTGTGTCAGCTGTTAAGCTAACTGTCATGCCAGGTCCCGTATTTTGAAATCCATTTTTGGAAATCACCGGTCCTGAAAACGTTGTTTTTGCCATAATTATATCCTCCTAGTTTACGAATACTGTCTCTAGGCCGTCGACTATATGCGTCAGTATTCTAATTAATTATATAGTAGTTGTTTTATATATCAGATTTATATGAAGTGCAAGAGAGCCTTAATAGAAAGTGCGATTTCAGCGATGTAGCGTTTTTATGTTACGTAGCTACAGAAACGTCGGGTTGAGCAGCGTTTATCTTATTAATCAAGTGAGCTTCTTTAGCTTCAGCTTGCTTAATGTGATTAATAACTTGTTTAATCTTGTCATCAATCCTTACCATATCAAGAGTGTATCTTTTCTCCTGATTATAGTGCTGCGACCACTTCAGTTCTAGACTCCTTTTTTCCGTGTAAAGGTTCTGAACGTGTGTCATTTATAACCTCCTCATAGGTTAACCACAATTTGGATTTACTTGTAAATCCATCTTTTTCCCATACTATATCTTTTTGTCCTAGTTTGTCAACTAGTGCATCTTCAAAGGCTTTATCCTCATCTTGAGACATTATCTCAAAACGCGCATGATAGCCATATGCTCTGATTTGTATTAGGAAAGTTTTCATTGGGTTTTATCTTTCTACCATAAAAAAAGGGCGGCTACAAGAGCCGCCCTTAATTATTCAGTTAATCTAGTGATTACGCACCAGGTGAACCGAA